TTGGGACGGAGTATTTGGTGCTGGCATCTATCGTTACCGAATTGATGTGGCTTATAAAGCCAATCGAGTATCAAAAAAATGGCATGATAGAATTGAGATGAATGCTGCTGAACTTCGTAGAGAAAAAGCAAAAGAAGAGTCGATTCTGAAGCAAAGAAAACGAATACAGGCGTATGCTGAAGAACTTTTTATAAGACAAATTGAAGTCGATGATATCGAAGCCGATGACCTGATTGCAGCATATTGTTTGGAACACAACAATAAAGAAGAACTTTTTATTTATTCAAATGACAGGGACTTCGCACAACTACTTGATTTGAATCTCACAATAATCTTTCCGAATATCGACCAACCAGTAACGAAAACAAATTACTTGATGCATTTCAATCATCATTATAGTAATGCATTAGTAATGAAAATCATTTGTGGTGATGATGCCGATAATATTAAAGGTGTTGGTGGAATCAAGGAAAAGGGTCTTGTGAATAAGTTTCCAGAACTCCGATTCAAAACTTTAAGTGTGAAGGATGTTTGTAGACGTGCTGATGAAATTAATCAGGAACGAGTTCAGAATAAAAAGAAACCATTAAAGGCACTTGAAAACATTATTAGTCCTGATGGTATCGAAAGGCTAAAAACCAATTTCGAATTGGTTAATCTTAGAGAACCGATGCTTAATGAACAAGCAGAAGAAGAACTGTTACAACTTGAAATCCCATTATCTCCAGAGGATAGGGGAAGTAAAAACCTTTATAATTTGATGATTGAAGACGAGTTTTTAAGTATTTATGGCAGCACATTTCCACAGTATGTTGAACCCTTTTACACTGTAATCATGAATGAAAAACAGTTGCTTACTGAGTATTACAAGAAACATAAAATTAGATCGTAAAAATCCTTTCATCTTTGAGGTATTCTCGCTATATTTGCTAATAGTTACTAACAATCAAAAAAAAATAAAATGAACGAAAAGGAATATAATAACGTGTTTAGATTTTCACTGTCTCAAGGCAATGTTTTGTTATGTGAAAAAATGTTTAATGCTGATAAGTTTAATCCTTTTACAAGATATTCGATTGATATCAGAGATATTCTTCCCAGAGCAATTACGAGATTACAGAAAACCTTGTCAAAACGAAGTTATGATGTAGTTGCAGAATTTGGTAGGGTTGATGTTAACGATAGTGAATCAGAATATTATGGTTACGATCTTCACGCATATAATCAGAAAATGATTAATACCTATCCCAGAGAATGGAGAAATGAAATGCGTTATAATCCACAATCTATAGTACAACATATTGAACAGAAAACAATTCGTGGCGTTCCTTGTAAAATTGGATTATATATTAATGAGAATCCGATTGTTGAACGTGAATTTTTTGTTGACGGATTCAATCCTGTAGTAAAACAATCTCTTGACATTATGCATGTGGTAACTGATATCGCAGACATAATTGAATATAAAATCAAAAGGAGCGACATTAAAAATATGTGGGATGATTATGATTTAATTAATTACAGAGGTTTATCGATCAATCAAATCAGAGAACTTCACCCTGCGAAAAGGGCAGAAATGCTGAGAAGACTTGGACGAAATTAATTATGTTTGGACGAGAAGCAGGTCATTTCTATAATTCTGACCAATTCTATAATACCTTCTTTTCGTCCTTCATACACATGTTTTTATAATGACGGAAAATACAGAAAACACATTAACAGCATATCTTGGTTCTGAATTTCAACAACGTCTCATATGGCAGTTGTTGGTTGAACCAGAGTTCGCTGAAAAAATAATATCTGATTTAGCAATTGAATATTTTGATGATCCTAACCTTAAACGGTTATTCATCATCATGTTGGAATACTACAAGGAATTTGATAAAGTACCAAATCTCCAGAATCAGAGTATTCATCAAGCAATTAACAAATATAAGACTCCGAATAACACGATTGAAGAAGAATCATTATTCGCTGTAATTAAACGTATTGAACTCTGGAACGAAAGAATCATTAATAAGCAAATGCTTTATGATGGTGATGTTGTTCAGAAGTCCACAAGTGCTTTTATTAAACAACAGGAATATCGTAAGTTGGGTGAAAGTATTATGAATAAAGTCAAGAATGGTGAGATAAAAAACAAATATGTTATTGCTGCTATTGAAGAACAATTCCAAAAAATATCACATATTGGTGAAGGGGATGATGATTCGGAGTCACTTACCGAAGGAATTAGAAAAGCACTGAGAAAAGAATTTAGGGAAACCATAGCAACAGGCATTGGTGCTATTGACGCATTAACTGGTGGTGGATTAGGTAAGAGTGAAATCGGTGTGATTCTTACACCATCGGGTGTTGGGAAATCATTACCGTTATCAGCAAAATTAATTACACCAAATGGTTGGATGTATAATGGTGATGTTAAGGTCAATGACTTTGTTATTGGTAGTGACGGTAAATCACAAAAGGTTTTGGGTGTTTATCCACAAGGTTTGCGTGATATTTATAAGGTTGAGTTTAATGATGGTACTTCTGCAATGTGTGATAAAGAACATATTTGGTCAGTTAATTCATTGAATCAACGAACAGCAAACACCACAAAGAAAATTGATGGTAAAATAAAACATATTAAAATACCCGATTTATCATATAAACCATTAACATTAGAAGTGTTAATGAAAGATTATGTTAAAACATATAATAGGAAAAACAAACTAAATTATAGAATTCCAATCATCAAACCAATTGAATTTACTGAAAGAATAGTACCAATTGACCCATATTTGTTGGGAATATTAATTGGTGATGGAAGTCTAACACAAGATATACCAAGGTTTACGTCAGTTGATGATGAAATTATTAACAAGGTTAGTGAAATTGTTGAGAATAATTATAATAATTTGTCAGTGAAACGAGTTTCAAAAACACAAACATTTTCAATAACTGGAAATGGTCGTAATTCCAATAGTTTATTTCAATCAATTATTGAATTAAATCTTAATGTAAACTCACCAAATAAACATATTCCTGAATCATATTTATATAATTCCATTAATAATAGGATTTCACTCTTACAGGGATTATTGGATAGTGATGGATATGTATCAAAAGCAGGTAGAATTCAATTTAGTACAACATCCGAAATCCTAAAGAATGATGTTAGGGAATTGGTTTTGTCTTTGGGTGGTTTTTGTAATGTTCGTGATAAAATTGGTAAATATAAGAAGAATGGTGAAACAATTATTTGCAGAAAATCATATACATTAACAATTTCGTTTTCAGATGAAACAATTAAATTATTTCAATTAGAACGTAAACAAAGTCGTGTAGTTTATCGTGAAAAATATAAGTACAATAAGTATATTTCGAATATTGAATATTCACATAAGGAAGAAGCACAATGTATATATGTTGAAAATGATGACCATTTATATGTAACTAATGATTATATTTTAACACATAATACTACCGCCCTCACAATCATTGCAAACACCGCATATGAACAAGAAAAGAATGTCGCTCAAATTATTTTCGAGGATACCAAAGACCAGATTAAACGTAAACACTTTACAATCTGGGCAGAATCTGCATTAAGTAGATTGAATGAAGACGAAGAGAATGAACGGGTTTTCAACATTGCTGATGCGAAAGCCAGAGAAATGGAAGGTAAATGTAGGCTTATCATCAAAAGATTTAGTCAAGAAGATACCACAATGAAGGATGTTAGGAATTGGATGCTTAGTTATCAGAAAAAGTGGGGATTTAAGTTTGATTTACTTGTATTGGATTACCTTGATTGTTTGGAAAGTCATAAGATGAGACAAGATAGAACTGAATCTGAACTCACAATCATTAAGGGATTTGAAGCACTTGCTGCTGATTTCGATATTCCCGCATGGACAGCGATTCAAAGTAATCGTAGTGGATTTGGATCGGAATTCGTGGAAGCACATCAAACTGGTGGTAGTATTAAGAGGGTACAGAAAGCACACTTCTTTATGAGTGTAGCTAAGACTCCTGCACAACAGGAAGCTAATTTTGCCAATATTAGAATTATTAAAGCCAGATTTGCAAAAGATGGACAGGCATTCGAAGACTGTGTTTTCAATAATGATACTATGCAAATTATTATTGATGACCCAAAATATGTCTACACTAAAAACTATAAGAACCTTAAACATTATGATGAAGCCGATGTTGAAAAACTGGAAAAGAAAGCCAATACCATAAATGAAATACATGTTGCAATTAGTCAACATGATGAGGGTGCAATAATTGAAAAAATAAATACTGAGGACATAAATTCGTTATTGAGAAGCAATGCTGCCCCAGAAGATAATAATGAGGGAGCAACTGAGGGTGCTATTGAGGGAGCAA